CACTTATAGGAAGAGTTGCCATGCTCCACTGTACGAAGTTTGGAGCATCCTGCTCTTCGTCCAGCCCCTCGTCCTGAATGGTGTTCCAAACATCCGGGGTTACTGTCTCAAAGTGCAGGGTACTGACTGCATCAATGTAGTTGGATTCGCTCACGCAGACTAAGCCTCTATGGTAGAAACTAAAAGTTCTGATTCTACAGAGCCCGTTCTACGCAATTGAAAGTAGTGCTTTTGACAATAATCCTTGTATGGCGTGACTCTTCCGCACTCAGCGACAATACAGTAGTTTGGGGCCTTTCGGGGTCGTCCACGACGCTTAGATTTTGGTGGTGACGGGGGTGTATACTCCCGTTCAAGATACAGAGCAGCGAGGCGCAACAATTCAGGATTGTCTTTGAATCGCCCTAGCCCATTGTTACACTGCTCACAAAGCAATCCCCGTATCTTGTGGGTCACATGGTCATGGTCAACTGCCAGTCGATAACCATTTACGGTCGGGTTGCTGCAAATAGCGCAAACCCATCCTTGCTCCTCACCCATCGCTGCATATTGTTCTGGCTCGACTCCGTAGTGTCGCCTAATGTTTTTACGATGCCCATATTCTGCCCACTGACTTTTGTTCGCTGCTTGGTGCTTCTTGACCCGTTCTCCACAACAGACCCGACACCAAGCAAATTTGGACGTTGTAACCACACCCGTTTTCTTACTCACATAAGAAGAACTATCGTAAAAATCGGATAACGGTTTGGTTTGCCCACAAGGTCCCTTGCACAATTTCTGTTCCATTTTCCGAACCCCTACTTATGTATCACAAATTCGGAAAATCAAATGGGCTTGCGTTCCCCTCTCCATAGAAAACAACCCGGACTTTATCGTGTAAGTTGGGAATAGCAGCGTAACCCATACTGATAAGTCGGCGAACAACAAGGGCTTTTAGATACTTACGATGCTGACGGACGTTCATATCTCCCTTGGTATTATTACACCAGACACAGGCGGGGAGGAGGTTGTCGCTCCGGTTGGTGCCGCCCTGAGCACGAGGCGTTGCATGGTCGATTGTTTTGGCCTCCCGGCCACAGAACCAGCAACAACCGCCGCATTTTTGGATAGCCTCAATCCATAGGGTACGAGGGGTACGAGACAATTATTTCTCCGAGTGCCAGTTCTTGGTGCGTTGACCTGCCCGTATCTGGTTATTTCTAACCTGTAATTTTTTGAGTGTCTTGGGGCAGTTATCAGCACGCCAATGATAGGACTGGCTAGTGCCAACGGGTGGACCGTGATTTTCGCTTCCACAATAAGGACAAGGTTTGTGTTCCACCCCGTCTGTCCTAAAGTGTGGGGGCGTGAGTTTCATCGTTCTCTTCAGTTTCTTTTTTGGCTAGTGCTGCCACTAAACGAGAATTGTCAGCGATGAGAACTTCTTCACCGTGTGCCTTACGCCGCTTGATGGCAATCTCTGCCTTTGTGGGGCTCTCAGGCGCGTCGGAGACCGCTGGAACAGCCTTGGGTGTTTCCACAGGTATGGGAGCCGCCACAGGCGTTGGAGAGGGTGTAGTAACCTCTTCGATGAACTTACTCTTTAGCATAGCTACGACACCCAGTGGGTTCTGTTTTACCACCTTGACAATTTGCCCATTGCGATACACAGTAAGGCGATTCTGGTTAGCGGGATCATGTACCAGAAGGTCGCCGGGGCGAATGTAGAACTCGAAGTTCACAAAATTGATGGTGTGCTTGGCTACGTAGGATTTTTGCATGGGCCTTTGAGACGCCTCCTCAGACAACTAATACTCAATAAAGAAGCGTATATTGGGTTAAATGAAGTTAGCTCCCAGTTACCGGGCAGCAAAAAGGCACTCCCGAAGGAGTGCCTCTCTGGTTTGAGTCTCGAAGTCAGCTATTAGTTCTCGCCGACGTTCTTTGTGGAGTTGAAGCGGCCAGTAACGGTCAGACGCTGAACACCAGACGGGTTGAAGACCAAGAAGCCAAGGTTCTCAAAAATCGAGAAACCAATCTGACGCAAGTCAGGGCGGTCAGCCGACATGACGGTAAGCGGAATACGCTCAGGGATGACACCGAGGAACTCGGCATCGGCCAGAATGTACACGCAACCATAGCCAACCTTACGGGACTGGAGCAGAGTCGAACCCCAAAGGTAGCCCATGACGCCTGTCTTGAGCAGCTTGCGCTGGGTCTCACGGTCGATGTTCTGCTGAGTCCACTTCAACAGGTCCGTGTAGTCACGGGGGTTGAAGAAGCAGAAAGCAACCGACAAGTCATGACGCTGCACCTGTCCGAAACCATCGGCCATCGAGTTGATGTCGATAGGAGCGGAGATAGCAATGTCAATGTTGTACACCGGGTCGGTCGCACCAATGAGAGAACCATTGGCAGCGGTCGCCACAGCGTCGAACAGTGTGAAGACGTAACCGTCTTCGGCGGCACCCACTTCAGCCTTCGCGAGGTTCAAAGAACGGGCAACGAGGTCGAAGCGACGTTCCTTAATCTGCGTGATAGGAATCATGGGGTTTGAAACGATTTCGAACGTCGGAACCGTGACACGCTTTGGCTTAGTCACGCGAACGATGTCTCCACCTTCTTCGCCAACCACGAAAGCTTCCACAAAGGAGCCACCGGGAGTCGAACCAACCGTCATAGCGGCTGTGTCGAATTCCTTATCGTAGATGGGCAGGGCACCGTCAGGAAGTGTTTCTACCATCAAAGCCTTACGGGCGATTGACATGTAGTCACGACGACGGCGGAGTGATGGGCCGAGCGAAGCAGCAAGCTTCTGACGACCACCGGCAGTCTTGAGCAACTGACCAAGCATTGCGGTCTGTTGCTGTGTGCGAGAAAGGTTAGCCATTTTGTATTCTCCTTTTTCTCTTAGAGCAACGAGGCAACGCCAAGCCAAGGCTCAGCAGTGGTTGGGACGTGAGTGCAAATTCCCACGATGACCGAGTTCGCACCCTTACGGGCAACGTTCGTGTAAAAGCCGATGCCAGCGGTTGCTCCGCCGTTGTAGAGGTACGCACCGATTGAAGTGGTAGTGCTCCACGTTGCACCAGCATCATAAGCTTCCGAGTTCACATTGCCCTGCCAGAGGGCACGAACAACCGGAGCCTTCTTGGAACCCGAAGGACCAATTGCACCAGCGAATTCGCCGGGGCCATTGATAAGGGAACCAAAGGGAATAACACCAGCAGTGTCACCGTTGGCTGGAACAATTACCGCCTCGTACTGAGTGGCAACTGCTGGAGCCGCGAGTGCGACAATCTTGCCACCGAGGTAGCCAGCAGCAGTCAACGTCTGTTGGTCAGTGCCGGGGTCGCCGGTAAGCACAACATCAGGAGACCACTGGGTGTCATTTTGTCCATAGTAAGTCAATTTCAATGCCATACTATTTTCTCCATGTAGAAGTCTTTGAATTAGGTTTCCATTCCAATTCGCAGTCGAGGAGACGACCCTGAACTATAGAATGGACTACCTTACTTCGTACAACTAAGGTATGGATAGTTACAAAATGCGATTTATTGGAGTTAGCGCCCGTAGTGGCTGACCGTAGATGCGAAGAATATGTTGAATGAAATCACTACTATCTCCATCTATAGGAGCAGCAAATTATGGCAAATAGAATTCGCAAGCTTAAACTGGTGGAAAAGGATGGAGTAGTTTACAAGCGATGTTCAGGGTGTGGGCTTCAACCAATATCTAAATTCGGATTCCTGCTCAAGGGAAAGCTAGGAAGCGACGGGCGGCCTTTTTACACGAGTCAGTGTAAGACATGCCAAAGAATACGCAGAGACCAGTTCCACCCTGAGAGAAAAAAAGAATGGAATAGAAAGGCGGTTTACAAACGGCACAACTTGTCGGTCGAACAGTGGGAGGCTCTATTTGAAAAACAAGGAAGGTGTTGTGCTATATGTCGCAGTTCGACTCCGCGTGGTGGGGGTGACTGGCAAATAGATCATGACCACTCTTGCTGTCCGAGCACCCATACCAACAAAACCAGTTGTGGGAAGTGTGTGCGAGGCATTGTATGCAGTCTATGCAATCGTGGATTGGGGCTATTTTCTGATGAGCCCAAACTTCTTCGAGCCGCAGCGACTTACCTTGAAACGTACAACACCAGAGGAGGGATGCCTCTGGAGCAACGTCAAAAAATAGCCGCGCATTGGACCCATGAACGCAAACAGCGACAAGCTGAAATAGCCCGTCGAGTAAACGATGTAGAAAACAAAAAACTAAATGACTATGTTTGTCCAACCTGTAGCAGGGAGTTCGAGCAAATAACCAAAGGTAGGTATGGAGCCCACCGTAAGGCGTGTCTACATTGGAAACAAGTGGCTGAGGCTCTTGAAGAGGAAATGGGTAAAACACTGGATGAAATTCTCGATACCGTTTAAAAATGCCAGCGATTTTTTGAGATTTTGAGTATTAGTGGATGAGGGCTAACGCCCGAATTTGTCAAGTCTAGTTGAGGAAAATAAAATGGTAAAACCGCTTAAGTCGGTGGCGCGTCCTGCTGCCCCCACAAAACCTGCCGAACTACCTTCCGGGATTTTCTACGCTGTTGTGATGTTTGATAGTAGCGAAAGTCTCAAACCCAAAAAAATGTCATCGCGTATCCGCAATGATTTTGACCACTATGTTGTAGTGAACTCATCTCCCGCTGGGTGGGCGTTAGATGATGTGCCTACATTGTTTACCACTCTCGCTAAAGCACAGAATGTGAAGACAATTGTCGCTCTTGACTATGAAGACACAGAATCTGTGCAAGTGTTTATTCAAACATTTCGTCTTGTTGAATCCACATGGAGTCCCGGAGTAGATACTTGGACCGCTCGTCGTCGCGATGCGTGCGATATGGCAGAGGGCGTCATGGCGTATGACAAAACTGCGGAGCAAGTGAAAAAGCTGGCAGGTAAGGTACTCACGATTCTTGACGCTGCTTACATGAATGACAATCAGAACAAGGCCGTGAAGGATTTAGTTAAATCCTGCTTCCGCTCTCAGTTGTCGGATATGTGGAAGGTGGCGTATGCCGACCCGAATAGCGATTGCAGCGAAGGGGTCTGTCAGAAGGACATTCTGGACGACTAAAATCAAAAGCCCCCGGCGAACCGGGGGCTTTGAGTTATGTATGGATGTAATGTAAGTTAGTCTTCGTCCTTGCCGAAGAGTGCCTCGCCGACATCGAACTTGTTGGCAGATGCAATCTTGCTGTCAGACGCTGCGGTGGTCTTGATCTTCTTCAACACAGCAGCCTTTGGCTTTTCAAGCTGATTCACGCTGTCCTGAGGAGTGCGCTTTGCACCCTGCTCTTCAGGAGTAATGTCCTTGATCGTCTCCGCCCACAGAGTGTTAGAGTGGTCGGATTCGTTGTCACGGTCGTCACTGGTGGCTTCATCCTGCTTGAAGTGCTCGGCAGCTTCGCTGAAGGACTCAACAACTTCCATACCAGCGACCTGTTCAGCGGTCTTCAAACTACCAATGAGTGCAGCCAGTGGGTCGCCGTCAGCGCCCTGCATGGAGAACATGTTGTGCATGTCAGCCATACCGTCGTCGTCCAAGGAAGCTTCGAGTGAGGAGGCAGCGGAAGGAGCGAAGAAGTCATCCTCTTCACCAGCTTGCTTCTCGTCGCCTTCGTTCGCAAGAGATGCAGCCTTGTCTTCCATATCACCCTCATT